TCACTACACGGTTTCCACTAATCCAACTCGCGTTGTCTTTACTGCTGGAAACACCCCGGCTAATGGGGCGATTGTTCGCATTCGTCGTGTTACTTTCAAGGATTCAGCCTTAGTGGATTTTGTTAACGGATCGACGTTGCTCGAATCTGATTTAGATACAGCCGTTAGGCAGACGCTTTATATCAATCAGGAGACTACTGAACTTAACGACACGGCTCTTCAAATCGGCGCTGGAACTTCAGACTTTTACGCTCAGGACAAAAAGATAACCCACCTTGCTACGCCTACTCAAGCCAACGAAGCTACTAATAAATCTTACGTTGACAGTACTACTGTAAGCGTCACCGGGGACACTATGACGGGCCCCTTGGCAATGTCTAATAACAAGATTACTGGATTGGGAACGCCAACGGCGGCTAGTGATGCTTCAACCAAGGACTACGTAGACACTACTGACACGTTGAAACTAAATAAAGCTGGTGACACCATGTCAGGTAATCTGGCTATGGGCGGAAACCGAGTAACTGGTCTGGCCGAACCAGTTTTGGCGCAAGATGCGGCAACTTTAGCATCTGTGAATCAAGCCGTGTCTAATGCCGTTATTTTTGGCACTACAAATCCCCCTTCTGTTTTCTCTTTTGTAGGGAACGGAAATTCTCAATTTACTTTAGAAGTATCAGGCCCTTCTTCTATTTTAACATCTTCTTCATATTTAGTTTCAATAGATGGAGTAGTACAAAAACCAGACACAGATTTTTCAATAATTCTAGCAACTACTAATTTAGATATTTTGTTTTCAGAGCCTCCCCCCACAGGGTCTTCGATTGTTGTGCAATGTGTTGGATTTAAAGTGCCAGTCGGTGATTCGCAAATTCCTCCGCTTTCCATAACTGCTGGAAAACTAGCCGCAGATTCGGTGACAAGTGTTAAAATTTTAAATGGAGAAATAACCTCTAATAAATTAGCTTCAACTATAGATTTTACAGGAAAAACAGTTAACGGGCTGACTAAATCAACTGTTGGGTTAGCGAATGTTCAAAACCTTGACCAAACAAACGCAGATAACATTTCTTCTGGTACGTTAAATGCAGATAGACTCCCTAATTCTCCTGTTTTAAGTAGAGCAATAAATCCTAGGTTTGTTGAGACTTTTTCTATTGATAACAAAGGTCGCATTGTATCAGTTACTAATTCGACGGGCTCTAGGTGGCAGAACGCTTATGCGGTACTTTCTTTAGGCGCTGTGTCTGGTTGGGGAAGACAAACCGCTCCAATAACTCAATACTCAACGTACGGTACTTGGCAACAAATAGGAGCGTCAAACGGTTGGAGTGTTGTTACAAATAATGGAGCTTCTAGTAGCAACGGATTTGTTACTACAGGAGGTTTTTCAAGCGGAACGTACATTGCTCCTGCAACAGGAACTTATAAAATAACCTTACAAGGTCTAATTTTAGGGGCTGGTAGCGGTTACTGCCAGCTTGGACTAGGGGCTACAACAGCAAATGTGGCATTTTACAGTTACCAAAATTTTCTTGGCTACCAATTTCACACTCTTGTTGGATTTTTTGGAATGTTTGGCGGTTCTAGCTCAATATCCCCTTTTATGTTTATTTCAGGAGGGTCTTGGTTTACACACACAAGTGCGTACACAACAATGTTTGTAGAAAGATTAGATTAAAAAGGATTTATGCCTCTAACAAAAGTAACTCAACCAATGACTGACGGACTGACTCGCGTTAGCTCTACTCCCCCACAAGACGTTACTGGCTTAATACAAGCCCAGTTTGTTGTTCCAACGTGGGCCAAAAAAACAACTATTCTTTTTTCTGGTGTTTCAAGCGTTAGCGGCGGAGGTTTGTTAGTTCAGGTGGGCAACGATCTAACAAATTACGAAACAAATGGTTATTTGGGCTCAACTTCCCTTAATTTAAATGGAAGCTTGCCTTCAGTTGCTCAAAGTGTTTCTTACGGTTTTTCTATTACAACTTCGATGGCTCCCGCTACAACTGTTCACGGAACGTTCAGTCTTTACAAAATGGGTGCGGGTCTTCGTTATGCGGCTTCTAGTTTGTTGGCTCCCAGCGACGTGGCCGCTACATATAGTTTTGCTGGATCAAAAGTTGCGGCTCAATACGATGTGACAAAAATTAAAGCGACTTTTGCTACTTCGGACGTATTTGACGCTGGTTTTATAAGCGCAATTTTTGAAGGATAATGTAGGCCATGTCGGAAGATACAAACCGCTCCCTTGGTCGGCTTGAAGGAAAACTAGATCAGGTTCTACAAAACCAAGAAGATTTTCGCAAAAAGTTTGAGAAGCACGACGAGCGGTTGCGCCATCTTGAAGGACAAAGCATGAAGGCGCTTGGAGTTATTACCGGGATTACTGTTGGGTTTAATCTTGTTATTGAAGGGCTAAAGCACAAAATCTTTGGCGGGCCATAATGTCCGCTTCTGATAAAGCCAAAGAATCACTTGCTAAACTCCATGATGCGGTGGCTGAAGAGCTTTTATCACGCATTACAAGTGGTGATGCAACTCCCGCAGACTTATCAGTCGCAGTCAAATTCCTCAAAGACAATGATATTACTGCGGCCCTTGATAAAGGTGCTCCTGTTTTTAATCTTGCTATGGCTCTTCCGTTTGCCGAGCCCCGAGATGCCCTTGAAATCAAAGGAACAGCAATAAAGGAAGCGGTAGCTCTACCGTTTAATTCAAATGCCCCTAGGTCGTGATATTGGCGCAAACCTTCGTCAGCTTCGAATTGAAAACAGGCGCAAGCCTTTTCGCAAACGAAGAAGCAGAAAGCAAATGCTTGCCATTGCCTTGTCAGCCTCTAGACGGTTTAGAATAGAAAAACCCGGAAAATAATATGGCTTACCAAAGACAGTATCTTCAACAGACTCAGGCTAAAACTTATAGCCCCGGATACGTACCTACTCCCGGCCAAGCAGACTCGTACGATTATTCTAAAAAAATCACTACCGAGTTTGGGCGTGTCTTTACTGGATGGAAGGGCCACCCCGGGGCTAGAGAATTAGGAAATTACTACGGTTACGCCGCTCGGGACGGAAAAAACAAGGCTTGGGATTACAATGAGTATTGGGCCGCTGGAAACGATTTATACGGAAGAAATGTAAGCTATGCGCTTAAGGCTCCAACAGTAGCAGGGACCTCACAATCGGCATTGCGAAGAGGTGAAATGGCTGGTGGTGATCTCAGGCTTTCACAGTCTCTAGGAAAACGCCGTCTTCGTATTGAGCCAACGGAGCTAGGACAAATGCCGGGCAAGGATTTACCTCCTCCCGGTGCTGACAGCTACGACCCATTTAGCGCTAGCGAAGCTGAAGGACTTGCTGGACTTCGCAAAAAGCGCGGTGGGCAGATAGATTTAAGCATTAACGCTTCCAACGCCGCTACAGGAATTAACACTTTGTGAGCAAAGACCGGGACTACGCAAAAGAATACCGCGAGTACCAAGGCACGCCAAAGCAATTAAAGGCGCAAGCCGCCCGCCACAGGGCCCGTAGGCTAATGATTAAGAAGCACGGAAAGGCCGCTGTTAAGGGCAAGGACATCGATCATAAAGACGGCAACCCGCATAACAACGGCTACCACAACCTCCGCATTCGCTCGATCCGAGCCAATCGCGGAGACAAGCGCTAAATACCCTTTGACTGCTCCCGGGTACGTGGGGCTAAATTACTAGATGCAATTAGACCCCCGGTTACGGGACTTTAGAAACTTTTTGTTCTTGGTGTGGAAGCACCTTAACCTTCCCGATCCTACGCCCATCCAATACGACATTGCGGAGCGCCTAGGAGGCGGACCTGACCGTCAAATTATTGAGGCTTTCCGGGGTATTGGCAAAAGCTGGATCACGTCTGCCTTTGTATGCCACAAGCTATTATTTGACCCCACCATTAACGTTTTGGTGGTTTCGGCGTCCAAAAACCGTGCTAGCGATTTTACCACATTTACCCTTCGGCTAATCAACGAAATCCCGATCCTTCAGCACCTACGTCCCCGGGAGGAACAGCGTAACTCCAAAGAAAGCTTTGACGTTGGGCCCGCCCCTGCATCCCACGCCCCGTCGGTAAAGTCAGTCGGAATCACGGGGCAAATCACCGGGAGCCGAGCCGACCTGATCATTGCCGACGATATTGAGACTTCAGGTAACTCCCAAACCGAGCTTATGCGAATTAAGCTGTCTGAAGCAGTTAAGGAGTTTGATGCCGTGGTAAAGCCCAAGGGCCGCATTGTGTTCCTAGGCACGCCACAAACTGAAAACTCAATTTACGAAAAGCTAGAGCGTCGCGGTTACACCGCCCGCATATGGCCTGTCCGCACGCCAACCGAAGAGCAACGTGTACGTTATGGCGTACGTCTGGCTCCCTTTGTGGCCCAAAACAACGCAACGGCTGGTAGTTCAACTGAGCCTACACGCTTTACCGAGGAAGACCTTATGTTCCGCGAGGCGTCCTACGGGCGCTCTGGTTTTGCCCTTCAGTTCATGCTGGACCCACGGATCAGCGACCAAGACCGCTATCCGCTTAAGATTAACGACCTTGTGGTCATGGCGCTGGACAACAAGCGCGGGCCATCGTTTGTGGTGTGGTGCAACGACCCGGCTAGGCGTCTTAACGACATCCCCAACGTTGGTTTTGACGGCGACGCCTACCACGGCCCCATGCAAACCTCAGACACCTTTGCCGAGTATCAGGGGACGGTTATGGCTATTGACCCGTCAGGAAGGGGAAAAGACGAGACTGCCTACGCCATTGTGAAGTGTCTTCACGGCCAACTGTTTCTTACCGACATCGGAGGCTTTCGCTCAGGCTACGACAAAAACACGTTGGAGGCGTTGGCCAAGTCCGCCAAGGAACACGACGTCAACTACGTAATCTACGAGGCCAACTTTGGCGACGGTATGTTTGGCGAGCTTTTAAAGCCCGTGTTTGGCCGTATCCACCCGTGCACCATTGAGGAGGTAAAGCACAGCCTACAAAAGGAAAAGCGGATTATTGACACGCTTGAGCCCGTGCTGAACCAACACCGACTGATTGTAGACCCCCGGGTAATTGAAAAGGATTACAAATCTATTGGGGACGAGCTTGGGGAAACTGCGGAACGCTACAGGCTCTTTTATCAGCTACCCCGGATTACACGGGACAAGGGAGCCTTAGCCCACGACGACAGGCTCGACGCCCTTTCTATTGCCGTAGCCTATTGGGTGGAAGCCATGGCCCGGGACATCCAACAGGCCCACCGGGACCACAAAGACGAGCTTCTTCAGATCGAACTCGACAAGTTTATGGAACACGCTATTGGTAGGAAAAAAGATAAACCGTCATGGATACTCGCGTAAATACCAATCGCTACACCCTTTTTGAGGACCCTAGGTCTACCTTTAAGTTACCCTCCAAAAGGCTAACTCCTCAATCCCAAGCACCCCAAAAATCGCCTCAGGAGCCCGTTGTAGGGGCTTTTGGCGCTGTGGAGGGTGGGGATAGCGGATACGCTACAAACGCCCCTTCTAGGGCCACTACAGCTTCAAATTTGCCCAGTTTAACAAAGGGGGAATTGAGGCTCGATTTGAGCTCCCTCAATCTCCCCTCACCTCGTCTATCCGTAACCCCCGGGACTACCCCGGAAGGAACAAACCAAGCCACCGTAAGGCTGGACCTAGAAAGAACCATGAGACAAACCAACCCTGCCCTTTCCACCGCTTACAACAAGATTCCCACCACCGCCCCGGCTAGCACCGCGCAAACTGGTGGACAGCTAGGTCTATCCCAATCGGTTATTGACCGCATCCTTAAAAGCGAAGGCGCTACGGCTGTCCAAAGCGGCATGAGGGAGTATTTTGGCTTCCGCGCCAATCACCCCGCTTTTAACAAAATCCAATCCTCTGTTAAGCAGTACGGAGTAACCGCCCCGCAGACCCGCGAGCTTGTCAGTAGCCTGATCGTTCAGCGGGCCAAGACTGTAGGGGCCGACAAGTTTACCGACCCCGGCGTCCAAGCGGCCATCCTGTCCATTTCCCACATGAGGGGAGAAGGCGGCGCTCAGGCTATCCTTAACTCAGTTGCCGGGGCCCCAATCACCAAGTCTGGAAAGCTTTCCAACGAGACCATCAACTCGATCAACTCCATGAGCGGTCAGGAGTTTCAAGATAAACTCCGTCAGGTCAGAGAGATGTACGACAAACAAGTCTACGGAAACAAAACTGACTCCGTAGTCATTAACGGTAAGACAGTTACAGGAAACTGGTGGGACCTCTTTGGTAAAGGCTTGATAAACCGATATGATAGAGAACGTAATGAGTTTTCTTCTCTTTCGTTCCCCGCTAAAAGTATTTCTCCCCAAGTAGCAAGCAGATAGAACAACGACTCCAAAAAAGTCTTGACGGTGTTACGACCTCCTTGGTATAATTGAATCCACGGGATTTGTCCTTTAGTTATAGCAAAACATAACTTGTCCATCTGCAACGTACGTTGGTTAAC